GCCAGACATGAGCCGTTGGATCTCTTCATCTGAAAGCAGTCTGGCCATCAGCAACCCCCGACGAGAGGCGAATAGACAACGCCGCGGCGCAGAGATACAAACATCTGCCCATAGCCTGTCGATCCCAACTCTTCCTCAGTGAGGCCCGATGTCCCGTAAGAGGCCGAGGTTGCCCCGACAGTCTCCGAGGTCAATGGTCCTGCTATTTCACCCCCACGGGAGATCGAGAGCGTCATCAGATGGGCCGTAAGGTAGGCGAGCCCAACTGTGAACTTGTCACCCCAGACACCTTCGTCCAGCCAGACCTCGGCAAGAGATTGAAAGACATCAAACTCGTTGACGGGTCGATCTTTCAGCTCGGGGGCTATGATGCGAACGGTACTCATTACACTCGAAGCCATCGGCTCACCTCTTACTCTTCGATGTCCTGATCATTCTGATCATCATCCCCATCATCGCCCGATGCTTCGGCATTGGCTTTCGCCTTTGCCTTGGCCAGGGCTTTCTGCTTGTTGCGTTCGAGCTTGGCGAGCTGTTCATCAATGGCCTTGATGATCGTCCCGCGTTCCTCGCCCACCTTCCAGCTATTCAAGAGAGCCACATCGAAGGTGGCCCGAATGATATCGAAAGCCTCCCGCACGTTGCGGAAGACGCTGATCTGTGAGGATTTGGCCGGGGCCTCTTCCTCTGTGAGCACAGTCACATGCTCGCGTTCGATGTCCTTGGCAAAGTTTCGATTGCCCTTGAGGTAGTTCCAGGTTTTGGGATCGAGCTGGCTCACGCCAGGGAGAAGAACGATGCCACGACCGGAGGGTTCAAAGACTCTCAGAACCCTTTCCCGGTTGTTTTTGATCAGCATGGAAGACTCCTATCTTTGGTTTGTTAACTGGGGTTTTTTCCTTTGACTTCTCATTAGCTCGACACGTTGCCGCCGATGTCGTCGGTCATCGCCTGCGACAGAGGATAAGGGATGATCACGCCGCCGCAACGCTCATGCACTGCAACCTTGTAAGCCATGCCCCGCAGCTCAGGCGCGAAGGTCTCGAACTCTTGCGGGATCTCAAGAGTGAATTTTTCAGGGTTACGATCATAGACGATCGCCGTATCATCCGAGAGATTGCCGCCCGAGTTCGCCGCCGCGAGTTCAGCCAACCAATCGACCGAGTCGATGAACGGGGTGTTCTCAAGGAAGTAATTCAGGATCGTCATGTCCGAACCATCCGAGCGAGGCGTCGTTGCCAGCTTGGTGTAGTAAGGGATTGGGAGGAGCATCGTGTTGGGAACCTCGACCGACTTCGATGTGTCGATCACAGAGTTCGCAAGGTTGTTGAGATCGGCGAGGATGTTCGCAGTCGTCTGCGCATCATCAAGCCATGCTCCATGAGCCAGGGTCACATCGGGGATGTTGGAGTTCGTCAGCCAGCCCTGGAGGCCAGCGGCTGTGTCGCCCCAGAAAGCGATGTCACGCTCAAGCTGCATGATCGCGCGGCGGGCGGCATTGGCCTTGGATGTCGTCAGAGGCTTGCCTGTCTTGGCTGCGCTGCGGATCTCCATGACCGAATACTGATAGGCCGCGCCCAGCGATTTGACTTGCGCAGTGAACTGCTTGCCCGAGATCTCGACATTGCGGAAGTCGGTTGCGTAGTCGCTTACGATCGCCGCCATGCCCACCTGATCATACTGGTTGTATGTGATGGTCTGGGCTGCGGGATCACCCTCGAAGCTGACAGGAATAACTTCCCGTTGGCGAAGAGTGGGATACCGCACATCATAAGAGCGCGACTTGATCGTCTCCAATTCGCGGGCAAAGAAGATGCTTTCATTCGAGTCGAGGCGGGGAAAGCGCGGGCCTTTCTGGTTGCGACGCTTCATTATGTCTTTCTCCTAAGATTTAAAAGAGTGTTCAGGAACTACGGATTACATCGTCAAGGGTCTGAATGAATGGCGAGAGGCTTAGACGCGCTCGCGGAACTCGACAAGGGCCAGCTTGAGATCAGAATCGACCTCACGCACAACGACCTTGGTGGTGATGTTGATGTTGCCAGAAGCGGAGCTTGTGAGCTTGCCTGCGTTGCCTGTGCCCACAACAACATAAACAGAACCATTTACCGATGGGAGGTTTGTATCTGTGCACTGACACCAGACAGCGCCCCAGTTACAGACATTGAGGGTTTCATCATCGGCATAGCCGGGAGCAGATGAACCAGTCCGCGATTCAAGGGCCTGGGTCAGAGCTGCGAAGCCTGCGAACACCTGAGTGTCAGCAGAGGGCACCTTGCCCTGGCGGGTTGCTGTTCCCTCGACAACACCATGACCAAAGGGAACTGCACCCTCAGCCAGCATGGTTCGGATGTCCTCAGACTTGAAAGCATGGGCCAGTTGACCTGCACGAGCGCGAGGCATGTTCATCGAAACAGAAGTTTGCATGAATTCATCTCCTTTAAAATGAAGGGGTCGATGGATTAGCGGGCCTTGCGGGTTGCGCCGATTGGTTTCTGCCAAGCGTTGGCTTGCTTCTCCATCGCATCGGCGCGGATCTCTTCATGAGTCTTTTGGCGACCGCGCTGATCATTGCGAACGCCGGTCTTGACCCCAGAGCGAATGCGATCATAAGCGCCAGAGCGGCCATTGCCGCCCTGGCCATGATCTTCCTCGCTGTCCTCGTCTTCGCTATCAAGGTGAACTTCTCCATCCTCGATCTCGTCGTCGGCTGTTTCAATCATGTGATCGAGTCGGCTTTGCAGATACACATCCGACTTTCCTTCTGCCTTGAACTCAGGGGAATCGAGCTTGATCAGCTCGACGATGATATCCCGATCGCTCATGGCCGACAGATCCTTGTCGTCAAGGCGGGGAGCTGCGAAACGCTCAAGAGCCACGCGGGCCTTGATGGCTTCCTTGAACTCGGCAGAGTCTGTGCGGACGCCTGCTGTTTCCTTCGCCTTCTTAAGATCAGCTTCCAGGGAATCGGCGCGAGCCTGGACTTTGGCCTTGTCGTCATCGGCCAGCTTCAGCTTGTCGTTCAATCCCTGGATCGTTTGATGGTCCTTGTTGAATTTTCCAGTCACGGCAGCATGAACATCTGCATTGACCTTGTACTCGACACCATCAATTACAATCGTCTTTTCCATTAAAGAGTCTCCTCTAGGGTTTTCTTCGGGACTCAGGATTGAGTCCAAGCGTAAGACCTGTTCTTGAGAGTCCAGGTGGATGCGGACCTGGGAGCCGCCTCGTGCGTTTTTGCAGATGGCAACATGATTGTATCGAATATTCCGCTGGACAGCATCATACCGCTGACCCTGATACACACCGGGTTTCATGTCGAGATCACAGACATAGCCGCACGACACTTCCCGCTTGTCGCCTGTCTCAACATCCTGAATGCTAGGGGCGTGGGTGATAGTCATGGTGGTGGCCAGAAGATCATCGACGCGCTCGACTTTCTCAGAAGTGAAGCCTACCATGTGGTCTGTGGTGTTCTCGGATGTGAGAAGACCATCATTGACTGTCGGGTGTCCATTGGTCGCCGGTACCCCCTTCAATGTCTCCATGGACGCGGGGTTGAAGACTTCTTCAGGCGGGCGGAACTCTCGCCACTCCGAGCCATCATCGCGCCGGTAAACAAAGATCCCCGATCTTGTCGCCGTGATCGGAACCCGCAAATAGCCATTGGCAAGACGTTGAGGCTTGCCGAAGGACATGCGATCCATCCTGATCTGCTGCTTCATTTTTTTATGACTCCGAAATTTAATTGAGACTCTAACCTCAAACCGGCCTACTCGTCATCATCATCTGTGTCATCGAGATATGGGATTGCCACGCATCGACAATTGTAGTCCATGCCGGGATGACCGAAAGGGGGTGGATCATCCCAGCTCATGATCTCGCCGTTAAGGGCAGCATGAGATGGACGAACCCGCTCATCCTCAGAGGTTTGCCAAATGTACTTTCTGATCCCGACCCGCTCCTGTCTCATGCGGGCGACCTGTCCATTAAGGGTTGCGACCTGATCGCGGGCGACAAACTTGGCCCGCGCCTCCAGCGACATCCCCCGGACCATCTGGCTTTCGCGCTCATCGGCAGCTCTGAATGTATCCAGTATGGCTGATCTCAGACCGGAAGGAGAGAGCCCTTGACGATACCCGTTAAGAACTATGTTGCTGATCTGATCCGTCTCGGCCTCGGCAAGGCGCGTGATCTTGCGGGCGTTGTCTTTGGTCCAGGCATCAATCGCCTTGATGATCTGATCATCGCCAAGGAGAAGATCGACCCCCAAAGACTTGCGGGTCGCCTGCTCGTTGTCCTTGTTGATGGCCTGGCCCACATCAAAGATCTGGGGACGGCGATCGCCAAGGGCTTTGGAAAACCGCACGAGGATTCTCTGCAAAGCCGCCTCCAGCAGATCGAAGGCATCCATCACATCAAGACGGATCGGGCGGCCCACGGAATCAACCCGCCGCGTCGCCCCCATGTCGGATCGGAACAGAGCCTCGATCGTCGGCAGTATCTCGACGATCTCTTTTTGCAGATCCTCCTTGAGCCCAACCACAAGGCCCTGGACGATGGCCTCGTATCGCCTTTCAAGATTCCGGGGGTAAGGGATGGGCTCAGGCTTCCCGCGGCTTCTGGGGATGAAGTCTGTAATTCTGGGAGCCCTTGCCATTACTCAGCGCCTCCGCTCTGACCCTGCCCCTGGTCGATGGTGAAGCTTCTGCCGACCTCGCCCATGATGCTTTCCACCTGTTCTGTCGATAGACCAAAGCTCGCCTCGATGATCCTGATCCCTGTCTCTCTGGGCAGGCGATTGCTGGCGACCTCCTGGATGACTGTGATCAATGATGTGACCTGGGCTCCATTCAGGCTTGTGTCCTTCATGATCTCGGCTGATCTCTCATCATCGGTTTGATCGACTTCCTCGATGACCGGCGGGTTTGATTGCCCTCCCCCTGTACCCGTTGTCTGTTCTGGATTTTCTTCCTCGAGCAAAGGCGGCAAGCCTGCTTCCACTTCCTCTCTCGTCGGCGTTTCCTCCATGGTTGGCCGATCGAAATCAAGCTTCGTCTCATGGCTGTACTCTCCAGAGCCAAAGCGGGAGCGGGCGATCTCTTCGGGGGTGATCGTCTGGTTCTTGATATAGATGTCGTCGATGCGGGCCTGCTTTTCCTTGCGATCGAGGACCTCGCCTTCCGGCTCCTGCCAGAGAGGGCAAAACTCGATGTCCCAATCCGGGGGCTCGATCCCTCGGGTGGGGCCCGACTTGTTCAGGAAGCAGAGCTTGATGAATTGGCGAAGCGCAGGCTTAAGAACAACCTCCTGCTCCTTGCTCACAAAGTCATAGTAATCGTGTCGCTCAGACTTTCCTGTCTCGCCCATGCCGCCGCCAGGGGCCTCGCCCAGGAGAACGGTATGGGTATATCCGGAGGCCGTGACCAGTCGCCTTTCCATCCTGTCGATCACATCAGCCACACCCGTCAGCGGTGTTTGCTTTCTTTCGTAATCCTCTTCGGCATCAATCATGATGCTGTTTACAACGGACTTGGCGAGATCCATCAGGTTCAGGCGCTCTTGCAGGAGGTTCTTGCCGCCCTTCATCGACATCAGGCGCTGCATGTCCTTGACCTTGAACACGCCGACCGCCATCTCAGTCATCAGGGTTGCAACGCCATCCTGGGTCTGTGAATAATTCGAGAGCGGCCCCCGGAAGGTTGCCAGCACAGAGTTCGACCAGAACCCATTCTGAATAAAGAGCTGCCTGGGGAGGGTGGCGCCATCGAAGCGAATGATCCGACTATGATGGATCATCGTGATGCCCGCGCCCTTCATCGAGAAGCGGGGTTGCATCTGATAGATCAGGGGCATCCCCATGTTCTTCGATCGGGGGTCCTCATCAATCATGTGCCAGATCAGCTCATGCCGATTCAGAACAGTGGCGAAGTCAAAGCGTCGTATCCGATTCGTATTGAGGGGCGACCAGGGGTTGGGCGCTCCATCGTCGATCCCGAGCACAACACCCGAGCCACCATAGAGGCGAGCCCAGCTCAGAGCTTTCTGGAAAGTCGCTTTCCAATTCATCTCCTGCTCAAGGTAGGTCACGAAGTTTCTGATCTCCTCCTCATCCCATGAGGGGATCTTGAGCTTGAATCCCTCGCGCACCATGTCTTTGGGAAGCATGTCCACAACCTTCGCCGCGATGTCGTCGCCAGCATAAGTCTGTTCGGCTTCGGCCTCAGACATAAGATAGGCTTGTGCTTCAGCGCCTAGACGCTTGTCCTTTCCAAGCACATTAAGATTGGTCAGGGTGTTGACCCAATCATCAAGACGAACCGTGATCTGTTGTTTCAGGGTATCAAGCATACAGGTCCTCACTCCTTGCCCAGCAGGGCTCTAAGGTAATGGTTCTCGCCTTCGGATAATTTTTCCAATGCCTGAGTGGCAGCATCCACTTGATCGTCGTTGTCTGCAAGGGGGAAGTTGCTGAACTCTTCTATGAACTTGTCGATCGGAAACGTGGCGATGCTTTCATCTGGCAGCCAGACATTGCCAGCCTCGATCTGTGGCGACACGGAATGAACACGAGCGACTTTGGAACCATCCGGCTCGACTGGAATTAGCCCGCTGACTTTCTTCTTCAGCAATTGAAGGATGGGCGTTCCGTTCGCCTTGTCCTCGACATACACCGCATCGCAATCGGGATACTTCACCTTCATGTTAACAAGTTCTTTGCAGGTTCGGATGATATCCATGTGATCTCTGCGTTGATCCACAAGATACTTGTCAACACCCTTGCGACCCCATACCTGAATCACAACATAGTCGCTTGTCTCGAAGTCCTTGAATGCAGCATCGCAGGAGATGATCATTTCCTCAAAGTCATGAGGAAGCACACGATAACGCCGCCACCATTTGGGATCGACTATGTTGCCGGTCGCCGATCTTGGGCGTTGCTGCCAGAGCGCGGCAAAGATATAAGAGCCCACATCCTTCTTAATCCTTGATAGCTTCGCGGCGTCGCCCTTGACTTCTGGCCAAAGGGCCTCGCCCATCTTTCTCGGATCTTCGGGGTGCAGCTCATCCATTGATTCAACGATCGCAGGAAAATTAAGCAGCTCCCATTGGGTTGCATCCTGATCCTCCAGCGCCCGCTTGAGAAGGTAGCCGGACAGATCGCCCTCATGCCATCGGGTCTGAACTATGACGACATTGGCGTTGAGAGACAGACGCGACTCGATCACAGAGCCGAACCAATCAATGACGTTCTGCCTTCTCACAGGTGATAGGGCTTCTTTCCAATCCTTGAATGGATCATCAATGATCAGCAACGGATCAGCCGAGCGCCCTGTCGTCGAGCCTCCAACGCCCACCGTATAAAGGTATCCATACTCGCTCGTCTCACAGAGCTGAGCTGTGCGCATGAATTTTCTGGGTGCGAATGGTCTGATCAGAGTATCGGGAAAGATCTCTCGGTATCGGTCGGACTCCATGACCGATTGCGCGGCCCGGTTGAAAGTCATGGAGAGCGAGGCCGAGTAAGATCCCATGATGATCTTGGCCTTCGGATCATTGCCGAGAATGAAAGCCGGAAGGCATCGGCTGACGATCTGTGACTTTCCATACTGGGGCGGAACGCAAACTATGATCCTCTGACCTTTCTGCCAGAGCAGTTGGGTCAGACGATCACAGATGATGCGATGATGAAAATTGACTTTGTAGTGAGGCATGATCTCAAGGATGAATTCAAGGAGATCCTTCCTCGCCCATCTCAGATCAGACTCACGCATGTCTGTCAGCAGCTCGACCGACCTTGATCTCATTTCTTCATCCTTGCCTCGCGGTCCATGCGGCGCTTGATGCGGCGCTCGATCTCTGCCTCGATCTCGTCATCAGTCCGCCCATCGGCAATCGGATCGGGATCATGGGGCGCAGGCTCTTCGGATTGATTCAGGTATTGCTTCCCAAGCCAGATAAGCATTGTCGTGTTCCCTGCCAGGGCTTTCTCATACTGGAGGCGTCTCAGGGAGACGATGCCCGCCTTCCTTTTTAGTCGAAAAACTTCCGAAAATTTCATCCCGTAATGTTCGCGTACCCGCTTCTCAACCGTGTCAGCATCGCAATTGAAGAAGGCCGCCACCTCGTGAAGCGTGCACTGAATCTTGCAGAGAGACTCGAAGGCTTGAAAGTCTTCCTCTGTGGTCGGTCCCTTGAGCTTCGGTCCTCTGCGATTGGGGCGATCTGTTATAACTGGTTTTGACTTTTGATCTCGGGCCGGGGGTTTCTGTCCAGCCATGCTCGAACCCTTCTCATAGCTGGAGGTCCGAAGGCTTGGGCAGCGAGGCGAACAGCTCAGCTCTCACTTCGCCCGCCATGAATCGACCTCCCAGCATGTTGGTGCGGGTGATGGATGCGCGGTCACGTATCCCTCTCATTCTAACGCACATATGGGAGGCGTCGATAACGACGGCGACATCTTCGGTGTTCAAGACCTTGACCAGAAAGTCCTTGATGTTCTTTGTTAGCTTTTCCTGTACCTGCGGCCTGCGCGAAAAGTAATCGACGATGCGATTGAATTTCGACAAACCCAGGATGCGATCATTTGGGATATAGGCGATGTGAGCCGAGCCGATGATCGGAACGAGATGATGTTCGCAAAGACTGTTGACTGTGATATTAGTCTCGATCAGCATCTCGTTATATCCCTTGCTTTCCTGTGTCGTCATGCTTGGGATATGTTCCTCTTTCAATCCCCAGAACAGATCAGCCTCAAACATCTTGGCAACCCGCTTTGGTGTATCCTTCAAGGACTCATCGGTCAGATCCAGATCAAAGAGTTGCATGATCCCCCGAACGTGTTCCTCGATCTGCTCGCGTCTGTTCATCGTCATCATTGAAGCCCCAGGATTTTGTGTTGCTGAAGTGAGAGCCTGACATTGGGATTGGCAAGACAGATCTTGATCGCCTCGCGCAGATTCCTCTCGTAATGCTCATCATGGATTGGTTGAATGAAGATCTCCCCCGCCTTGAACTCGTGGAATGAATCGAGCGATACCATCGCGCGGGGTCCACCGATGAAGGGGTAAAGGATCTTAAGAGCCTCGGCGTAGCGGACTTTTGTTTCCGGCCAGGGCTGTTTCGGGGAAACCGTCACATGCTTGAGATGCCGATTGATCAGGGGCGAGATGGGTATTGATCCATTCGTCTCAAGATGAAGAAAATGCTGGCGGCTTAGAAGCTCGGCGAGATCTTCATCGAGCTGCATCATGGGCTCACCACCCGAGATCACGACATGATAGTTGCCAAGGGCGTAGATGTGCCCATGTCTCTCGGCGAGATCCACGATCGCCTGTTCGATCTCGACGGCCGTCATCTTCTCGCCGCCGACGAAATCAGTATCACAGTAATAGCAGACCGAGTTCGGCTTGCTTTCCTTTCGACCATTCCATTTGTTGCATCCAGCGAAGCGGAGAAAGATCACCGCACGACCAGCATGAGATCCCTCGCCCTGGAGCGTTGGCCCAAAGATCTCCTTGACTCGATAGGTTTTCATGATGGCAGCTCTGCCTCCGCTTTGCAGTTCGGCGTTTCCCATACAACGACTTTCCAGACCTCGATGGATGTGCCGAGCATGAGTTCATCCTTGCAGCGATCGAGCAGATACTTCGCCATGTTCTCGGCGGTCGGGTTCTCGGGCATCAGGTAGATGGGCTTGTTGGCGGGGATCAGATCATCCTGCCAGGCCCTCACCGATGGATCGTTCTCGTTGAGGATCGTTGTATGATCCCAATGCGTGTCGATCCATCCACCCACCCGAGCCTTGATCGCCGAGAAGTCGATCACCCGCCCGAGAGGATCGAGCGCATCAGCCCGCGCATGGATCTCGACCTTGTATCTGTGTCCGTGCATGTTCGCGCATTTGCTCTCATGGTGCATCACCCGATGAGCAGCATCAAACTCAAGAGTCCTCATGATGGAAATTTTCAAGGCCAGCGCCCCCTGTTTCGTTTGAGTAATCCAACCGATCGCCCGATCGCCAGCCCACGACATGGGAGCTTGAGATCGGGGATCACGCAGAGAAGTTTGTCGAGATAGTCCTGTCCACAGATCGCAACCGTGTCTCGATTGAGAAGCCCCATGCTCTCGGCCTGCTCTTTCAGAATGCCTATGCCGATGGAGTTCTCGTCTCCCATCCTGAGATCGTAAGGGTCGATCTGGTCATGGAGTCTGAGGAAGCCATGCGCAGCCGACAGGATGATGACCTGATCCGGCCTCACGACGGACAGCGCCCATGCAAGATTGGCTCTGAAATAGGACCCGGTATAGAGCTGGCCCGCAGGCGAACGGATTGCCCGCTTGGTGGCGCCGCAACCGATGATCACAAGTCTCTGGCCGGACATGATGATCAGGCCCCCACGGCTGGCAATGGAGGCATCTCAAGATACTCGGTTGGATCATCGACCCCCGCGAGAAGGAAAGCCTCACGGCGCTCATGACAGGTACCGCACACCCCACAGTGAACAGATCCGCCTTTATAACATGACCATGTGAGATCGAGAGGGACCCCGAGAGAGACACCGAACTTGCAGATGGTGGCCTTGCTCAGATGGGTGAAGGGCGCAACGAATTCAATCCCCGCCCAGGTACCGGCCTTGACAGCCATGTGCATCGCCTCTGTGAACTCAGGCCGACAGTCAGGGTAGATCGTGTGATCGCCAGCATGGTTCGCCAGATAGATCTCATGGAAGCCATTGCTCTCTGCGTATCCGGCTGCCACAGCCAGCATGATCCCATTGCGAAACGGAACAACGGTTTTCTTCATCGAGTCATCGGCGTAATGACCCTCTGGAACTTCCGCTCCGGAGGCAAGCAGATCTGATTTGAACAGACGCGCGATGAAATCGAGATGCACCCGATCAAGCTCCACCCCATAGAAGTCTGCGATCTTCTGGGCCGCTGCCCATTCCGCTTCATTATGCTTGCTGCCATACTCGAATGAGAGAGCCGCGAGCTCGTCCCCTTTCAAAGAGAGAGAGCGCACGTAGCCAAGGACCGTCGATGAATCCATGCCGCCGGAAAGCAGAACCAATCTCTTCATTGCTGATTACTCCCGTACTTTTGTTTCGCCCACAGATAAGCCTCAAGCGCCAGACGTGCCTGCCAATCGGAAGCGATGGCCAGAAAATACTTCGTGCCTATCACCTGCTCCATGTCGATCGCATAACGGATGAACGATCGAAAGGTCAGATGCTCGATAGCCACATCGCCTTTACCGCTGTTTCGCCAGTTTTTCTGTTGCGCAAGTTCGAGGTAATCTACGTCATAGCGGGCGAGGGCTGCAAGAACTTCCGGCTTGGGTTTGTCCTGAAAATGTTTTTTGGTCAGAGCAATCCACTTTCCCGAGCCGACATAAAGAGAGATGCGGGCATAGGTCAGAGCCGATGCCCAGGTCGAGGCATCGACCGAGTATGGTCGGGTGGCCTTGATCATGACCTGATTCCCAAAGCCAAGCAGATGGACCTTGCGGCCATTGACCCTCTGCATAATGCTCTTGACGAAGCCCTGAGCGCCAGGGGTCTTGACGAGCCCACCGATCCCCACATAGTCAGTCTGGGCATAATAATTTTCCAGCTCATCGAACTCTTCGCCCCGGGTAAAGATCGGGATAGGCCGATAGCCATGATCGTACATCGTTGTGTAATTGGCTCGCGTCTGTTCGGGCTGACCGATCACATCAAGCATGAAGTAGCCATAGGGATCGTAGGGCATTGAATCGAGAAAGCGCAGATAGTCTTTCAGCCGAATGGGCTTGCCCTGCTTCCAGGCTGTGAACGCGCCCGAGTCAACAAGCATGTTGACGTTCTCCTGAAAGGTTCTCGTCTTCATGATGTCGATCACAGGTTGCTTGAAGTATGGGTATGCACAGAGAAGGTTAAGCTTAGGAAAGCTTGATGTCGTCGGCATACTCGCTTTCCTCAATCATGCTTTCCAGCCATTCCTTGATCTCCTGCTTCATGTCCTGAGGCACAGAGAGGGTAAGCTTCGCGGGTATGCCATCCTCATTTTCTTTGATCTTGTTGAGCTGGTCCATGTCCGACTGCCAGCCATTGACGATCAGCTCGCGCTCGGACTTGTTGAACCCTGTAAAGTCGAGATCGAAGTTCAATGCCGAGAGCGCAGCGAATTCATCTTTCAACTTTTGGTTATCCCACTCTGCCCATGAAACGGATTTATTGATCACGAGGCGGGCGGCTTTGATCTGTGCCTCGCTCCAATCATCAACGGCGATGGTCGGCACGGAAGTCATACCCATCTTGCTCGCCGCCTTGAATCGCAAATGACCATCGACGATCTCGCCATTCGATCTGATCAGCATCGGGATCTTGAAACCGAACTCATTCAAGATCTGAATCATCTGATCAATTGCATGATCATTTATTCGGGGATTGTTCTCATAAGGGGTAAGGCTCTCCAAGTTCTTATGAACGATTTCCATGGGCTTTTTAAGCCTCCGATTTTATTAGGGTTTGAAATGAGTATGTAGAAAGGTCCGGTAATTTACCAATCATATTCGGTAAGTGACCGATTTTGCTAAAGGTTTTCTGATTTTGCCCGATAAGGTTATTGTAAGGCGGGCGAGATGAAACACAGAGCCCCCATGTGATTGGAGACACAGAGATGATCAACCTGAAACACAATTTTGTTACGAATTACATGAAGTTCTGCGTGATCCCTGAGATCAACAAGAACCGCCCCCAATGGATGTCGAGGGTTGAGATCTTTGGAGATGAAAACTTAATTCGATGCCAGACCGATGAAGGCATGGAGATCCTCGCTACCCCCTTCTTTGAAGAGGCAGATGGTCTTCCGATTTGCATGATGATGGATGATCAAGAGGTCGATGCCGATGTCTTTGACTTCGAGTTCTCGGGCGACCCCCTGACCGATGCGAAGGCTTGGATCAAGATCGTCAAGGAATTTTGTGAGTATTGATTGAACCCATAATCGGGATCATCTCGATCCCGAGATCTTATAACTGGACTCATGTTCAAAGGAGAACGCCCATGTCCAAGAAGAAAACTGTTGCCAAAGTTTCCGCTCAAGCCTCTGTTGCCAAGAAGACCAAGGCTGTCAAGAAATCAGCCGAGGCGAAAGAAGACTCGACCCTTGCCGCCGAGATCCTTCTGCAAGAAACGATCGACCCGAACAAGGTAATGGCTCTGAAAGCCTTGCTCGCTCAGGTCGCTCAATTGGTCGATGATCTCAAGAACCCGAAAGGGTATCTCATGGAAACGATCGAACAGAAAATAAACGAACCCTCGCCAGAGGCACCCAAGACCGAGTCGAAGCCCAAAGAGGATCGAGGCTATGGGGTCAGGGCTCTCGATGATGACGAGCTTGCCTGCGGTCCAGATCTGATCAAGAAAGCCGCCAAGGCTTTGGCGAAAGCCCCCAAGTCATTCAAGGCATGGGCTGTGATCATCGAGGGCGAAAAGTTCCCGCCCAAAGACATCTACCGAAAGGCATTCGAGCTTGATGGCTTTGAGATGAATTGGGACTTCGATACCCACAAAGCCTTGACATGGCTTGCCCACCATGGGTTCCAGGTGGAACGCATCGGGTAGGGGCGACTCCAATTAACGAAGGGGGGAACCCACTATTCCCCCCTTCTCTCTCCATCAAAAATAAAAGGGATCAATCAATGAATAAGAAGCCAAAGAAGAGAGCCCGAACCATCTCGACCCTCTATCGGGAAGCTGTTGAGTGGATCGCCTTGAATGATGATCCAGGATCGCCGGACTCGTTGAGCCCCTATCAAATAGCTGACTATATATCCACATCTCTGGTCGCCGACATCTTTCGTAAATCAAGGGCTCAGGTGGCCCTGGATATTATGGAGATCAGACGCATCGACAAGGGAGATTGATCAGAAGGACAGACATCCGATCGGACAGCCCTGTCTGATATAATGAAACCTCTCTGTAAGACTTAGCCGATTGAGGGATCAGATCATTGCGATCTGGTCCCGATTTTATTTCCTGATCATCTCTAATAAATTCCCCTGAAACCCTGTCTGGGCATGTGATTGATCTTTCCCTCTCTTAATATAATTGATATGATCCGACATCGTTTTAAAGGGGCCTTCCTTCGCCCCTGTCAATCCATCTGTGATAAGGAGACATGATCATGAGTTCTCTGGAACTCGCCTCTGAGAAGCCCCTGCATAAGCTTCTCAGGGCTCTGAAAGAAGCCGATGATTGCATCGAGAACATCAATTGGGATGAACAAGATGCCCTCATGGAGGCTGGAAAATTAAAGGTAGATTCCTACAAGTACATCCACGACAAGCTTATCCTCCAGCTCGAACACTTCACAGATCTCGTCAAACGCTTTACCGAAGCAAAAAAATCCGCTCAATCAAACCTCAATGGCTTTCTGAGACATCTCCAATGGGCGATGGAATCGAATGGCTTTGAGATGTTCACAGGCCAGGAGTATCTGGTCAAGCTCAAGCCGAGCGAGTATTGCGAGATCAAAGAGGACATGGAATGCCTGCCGAAGCACAAGATCATTTATGGCGACTTCGTCCGTATCAAATACGAATGGTCGAAGACGGCGATCACCAAGGCTCTTGAATCAGATGATCCTGATCTCAGAGCCAAGGCCGAACAGCTAGCCAGGATCGGTGTCAGACACAAGCCGGAATTTTCCATCATCAAAGAGGAGAGCCCACGTGGGAAAAATAATCGTAAGCCAGCAGCAAAAAAATCAAGCACGAGATCGACAGCAACAGTCATCGGACTGGATGCAGGACAGGGAGAGAGAGATAACCGAGATCATCATGTCGCTCTCGGAGAATATTCGATACTGCATGCCGAGCCATCTCCAGACGACGGATCGGATGCGCTTCCTCGCCTTGAATACGTTACGGAAGAATCAGAGATTGCTAACCTGTAATGTTGATTCATTCCTCGGCGCTCTCTTCACCGCGGCGCAGATGGGACTCGACATCGGGACGGGGGCCATGAACGAATCATGGATCATTCCCTATGCCGGCGAGGCAACCTTTCAGATCGGGTACATGGGCTGGCCCAAGCTCATGACCAACACAGGGCTTTATTCAGAGATCATCACAGACAAGGTGTACGCGGGCGATGAACTCAAACATGAGAAAGGATCACAGACATACTTCAAGCATGTCAGACAAAGATCGCTCAAGGCAGGTCTGACCCCTATCGAATATTACGCCTATTACAAGACAGTCTACGGGGGATTTGATTACAAGATCTGGACACGAGAGGAAGTTGTCGATCATGCAAGAAAATGGAGCCGGGCATTCAAGGCGGGCGAAGGTCCATGGATTGAGCACTTTGATGCAATGGCTCTCAAGACTGTTCTCAAAGAGCTTTGCAAGCGTGCCCCCAAGTCAACCGAGATCGGGCGGGCGCTCAATGTTGATCAGGCGATCATCCGTGTCTCAGACAGACAGACAGATCCCACAACGATCGACATGGAACACAGCCATGAGATGCCTGCGGAGAAAAATGAGAGAGGGGAAACCCTCTCACAGGAGACTCTTCGGAAAGAACAGGAAGCCAAGAAGGAGGCCGAGCGATTGGCGAAGGTCGCCGAGGTCCAGGGGCGGATCAGAGAGCTTGCGAAACAGGGTCACAAGCGGGCTGACTTCGAGGAAGCTCTAGGGGTAAAATTGGAAACGATCAAGGATCTCGACATCGAGGCGCTGCTTGTCTGCCTCGATGTCCTGAACTTCTGAGCCGCATCAATTCATGGCCGGGGATCTGACCCCCCGGCCCTTTCTTTTTTAAGGAGATATTATGTCGCGCGTTAGTTGGCAATGGCGGACTGTTTATAGGACATCCAATGTTGCTGTGATCCAGTTGGGCGAGCATCCCAATTATCAGACGAAGAGGCTGCGCCTTGACTTCGGGGGGATCTGGAATACAAGCCGGACGGTCGATTCCGTTGACGATGCCATGGATATATGTAAACAGATGGGCGAGCAAAGCGTTCTGACCAATGTCGGCTTTGGTCGGATCAAGATTCAGGATGCCCTGG